CCGATACCCTGTAGATCCCTTGTCGTTCCAGAACCTGGCGGCAAGGCTAGGATTGTAACTACCACTGAGTGGTGGGTTATAATCCTTGAACAGCCCGTAGGTCATACTCTAAAGGAGTTCCTACGGGCTCACCCATCAGCCCGATCCGGGCTGATGAGAACTGATCAAGCTTGGGAATATCTCAAGCTTCTCAGTAAAAGCAATAGAGATCTTATTAAAGATCCCTATTGCTTATCATCTGACCTCAAAGAGGCAACAGATGCAATCCCTCCGGAAGTCGCTGAGCGAATTCTTTCGGGATTTTGTGAGGGACTCGGATATTCCGGGTTCCTCGTACAGCTCGGTATTCAACTACTTTGTAGTGAACGTCGAGTTGAAACCTCTGATGATAGAATTTTTATCAAAAAGAGGGGTGTCTTAATGGGTGAACCACTCACTAAGGCAACTCTTTCACTGTTAGGATTAATAGTGGAAGAATTAGGAATCCGAGATTATCTCGGAAAACCTATTGATGAGCCTATCCACGTAAAGTGGAGGGCCTATCATGTAGGCGGTGATGATCACATAGCCTATGGTCCTCTTGAGTATTGCAATGCAATAACCAAGAGGCATATCCGGTTGGGATCGAAGATCTCTCCGGACAAACACGGTACGAGCCGCTTAGCGGTTCGTTACTGTGAAAAAGTCCTTTATGTTAAAAATTTTGGTAATCAATTTGATCCAAAATCAACAGAAAAGGACTATATGTCTCATCCTTTTGTCGATTCGATTAAGGTGAGACTATTGGCCCAATCTCTAAGAGTATTGAGGTCCAAAACGATCGCAATATTGCGATCGGTAAAGGAGCCGCTTTGGGTAGAACCCTAAAGTGGCTCCCTTCATCCATCTTTAGCCCAAAATGGGTAAAGATGGTACGTAGTAGATTCTTTCAAAGAATGCGTTGGTACCTTCCAAAGGTTGGAACCAAACTCTACTACCAAATTTTACTCCCCCAGAATCTGGGTGGGTTAAATTTATACTTTGATGATGATCTTGTAGATCTCATCAAAGTTTTACCTCCGCCAACGGCGGCGGTACTCTACGCTCTATCCAAAGGAGAGGACGTAGAATCAGATTTGAGAATACTTAGAAAGTTTATCTCAAATCCTTCAATTCGTGGGTATTCCTTTTCGGAACTCACGAAAGATACGGCCGAACGCTTAATAAGCGAGGTCGTTCCGTCAGAGACCCTGAAACAGGTTGTCTCTGATTTACAAGGTCAAAAGAAGTTACTTCCTAATGACCCTAACCTAATACTAACCTTAGAAAGGTTAGGTTGGTATACCCTTGATTCTGCTATAGCAGAGTTAATCAGGGGTTATTTGTTTCGAGATATATTATCTGGAGACAATGGGAACGTGGCATATAATACCATGTCCTGGAAGACCCGATATTCCATTATATGGGATCGGATCTATAGAGGTGAACCCAAAGGGTTCACCCCAACGCCTGAAGAACTTAAAAAGTTATTCAGGAGTACACAACCAACCAGGGTTTTTAACCTTGGTTTGGTAAATGTTATAGATTATGATCGCCGTGACGGCGTTCATATCCATATAGAGATGTCCATCAAAGATGAACTCTCTGAGTTCCTACCGACTCTTAGGATTCCTAGGAGTCTAATAGGAACTCGTATCGACTTTCACCAGTAGGTGAAACCGATAGCAGATCGTGTAGGGTTTTTGAGAAAAGAACCCGAAGGTCTCTCGTTCCTAACGATCAGCTGGGGGCATGTCACTTCGTGACAAAAAGATTCAAGCCCCCTTTATGCTCCAAACGGCCGAAACCGGAAACCCTCGGGCTCCGGCTGGTCGTACGGACGAAGGGTGGAGGATTTTCCTTCCACGCCTTTTCGAGAATGAGGATTATATCCTCCCTGCTCGAAATTCCTCTATCTTGAATATCAAGATAGGGAATAAGACCTGGTCCAAGACTGGTCGCAGGTTTTCTAACTTCGATCGTAAGTTACTTACGAAGAAGTTAATTAACGACTTTGGGTTAAACCCAAATGTCGCTTATATCCTTACGCATAGGAGTATCTCCCAAGTGCGTAGGATAGAACAGGAGATTCATGGTCTTGTAGACTCATTACTCCTATTTGATCGTCAACTTTTTATTGACGATCAGAATTACCGTCTCCTTAAGAAAATCTTTAGGAAGGTAATAGCTGTCGGTATCTTTGATATCGACAGAATAACAAAATGGTGGAAAAATTTCACCAATTTTGTTTATACTCATGCTTTCCGTGTCGAAACGATAGGAAAGCCTGAGTTAATTGGGAACAATTTCTTCAAGATATTGTTATCCCATCCATACCTTAACAATTTAATTGTTAAAGGTATTCAAAATAAGCAAGATTGTTCCAATCTTGCTCATTTAATTTCCACTCGCCAGCTTGTAGCTGGTGGTAGAAAAACAATGAAAGAATCTTTAGATACTTTCATTGAAACTACTTCGGTTCCCTTTAAGGTAGCCGATTTAGATCTTCAGGATGCTTTTAAAGCATCCCGAATAATAGGGCGCAAATGCCGAAAAATTTCCGGTTTTGCGCCCGCAGATGCCGGTCATATCTCATTGAGTATGGCCGGATCTTACTCCACCCCCGTCAGTGACGGTGGTAGAGCTGAGGAAATTCGCAAAGCGTGTTTCCCCATTCTCACTTTCGTGCCGGTAAATGATGAGCTCATTGAGCTACCATTTACCACACTTAAGTGTCCAGCAGGAGTGCCAAGATGGCATTCCTGGTGTCGGGACAGTATTTTAAAAACTGAACACCCCTTAGGGGTTGGTCAGTTTGGTACTGTCCGTCCCGATTCTAATACCTATGGTATTTTTGATCGGATGTGGGGATTTGATGAAGCCATTGGCCTTCAAATCCTCTGTTGTGCTTACATAACAATGTTAG